ATCAATTGCTAGACTTTGGAGAAGATTAGGATTTACTGAAAAGTATGTAATTGTGGAGAATAAGCTATGAGTGGCGGTGGCTTTATTGATAATGTAGTAGATACAGTAACAGATCCTTTAAAGGATGCTGGCTCATGGATTGACGATAAGGTCAATGAGGAAATCCCAATGGGGTGGATTGGTGTAGCTGCTTTAGCTGGCGGTGCTTATCTTGGTGCTGAAGCTATTGCTGCCGGTAATGCTGCGGAAGCTGCTGCTATTGCTGAAGGTGCAACTGCTGCCGAGGCTGCTGCTGCTGGTGCTAGTGCTGCTACTGCTACAGAAGCTGCTGTTGCAGGTGGTACTGACTTTTTAGGCTCTGCTGCTTTAGGTGGTGCTGAGACAGGCGCGGTAGGATCTGGCACTACAGGCTTTGGTTTAAGCGCAGGAACTCCAGCAGGCGCTGCAGGTGGCACAGGTATTAGCACAAGCTCATTGGCTGGCACTTCATTGGGCGCAGGAATGGGTGGTGTAGGAACTAATGCAGCAAGCGGACTAAGTTACTTAGGTGGTGCAGAAGCTCTACCGGCAGGAACAGCAGGTATGGCAGGTGTAACAGCTCCTACTACTATAAGTTTATCTGATGCACAAAGAGCATTAAGATTAGGTCAGACATTGTTTGGTGAGCAACCAAAAACAGCAACAGGATTCCCACAAAGACAGGTACAGCCTTATGGAGCAGTTGATTACTCACCTACTTTGAGCTTATTACAGCAAAGAGCAAGAACTCCGAATGTATATTCATTATTAGGATAACAAAATGGCACTATTAGACACAAATCCACTAGCTCAATTGTTTGGTCAAGAGCAGTATGGGCAGATGAAAACTGATGCACTCAATATGGGTGCTTTAAATGCTATCGCTCAACTATTAGCAGCATCTGGCGCACAAGCAAGACCTGTAGGTACTGGTCAGGCAATTGGTCAGGCTTTATTAGGTGGATATAGTGGCTACCAAAGCTCAATGGATAAGAGCCTTAATGAAATGCTAAAGGCTACTCAAATATCCGAAATGCTTAGAAAGCAAAATGAAACTCAACAATTGAAGAAGTTGTATGCAAGCGCAGCAACTCCTCAATATGAAACAACTGCTGCTGTAGTTCCAGAAGGTCAGACATTGTATGATGAGATGGGTATGCCAACATATGGTGCTACACCAGAGCAAAAGAAATTAACTGGATATACATACGACATCAATAAGATTGCACCAGTATTAGCTGGGATGGGAAGATTTGATGAGTTAGCAAATATTGAAAAGGCACTACCATTATTGGGCGGTGCAACAATGAAGATGTCTGATGTTCCTAGCCAAGTAAAAGAAGCTGTTAGTGTTCTAGGAATTAAGGATGAAGGTGGCAGATTAAAGACACCAGATAGATTTACTGATGAAGATAGAACAAGAGTTCAAAGTTATATTGAAAAATCAGATATAAACAAAGCTCCTAAAGTTAATACTGCTGATCCTACTGCTGTTGCTCAAGCTGCTGCAGGTAATGTTAAGGACTTTAATACACAGGTTAAAGACTATAGAGAAGTGTCTAGACGATACAATGCTATGGTCGGAGCAGCAAAAGATAAAGAAAACCCAGCAACAGACTCAACACTAATTTATGGTCTAGCTAAAATTTATGACCCTGCTGGTGCTGTTCAACAGGGTGATATTGCAACTATCAAAGGTAGCAGAAGTATTCCTCAAAGTCTTGTTGGTTTAGCTGACAGAGTTTCTAGAGGTGGCTCATTAACTGAGCAAGAAAGAAATAATATTATGGCTACTGCTTATGGCATGGTCAATAGTTATTCTAAGAATGTTCAATCTGATGTAGATACTTATAAGTCATTCGCTAAAAGTTTTGGTGCTGACCCTAATCAAATTAAGAGTCCTTTTGAGAATATGGAAAAACCAGACTTTTTATACTTTACAATTGGCAATAAGCAGGTAAAAGGCAACAAAGGTAAAGATGGTGCTTATTATGTGCAACAAGGTGACAAATTTTATAAGGTGAGTGATTAATGGCTACTCTTACACCAGTTCAAGGTAACCCATTTGAGGGAATGGAAAAACCATCAACTCAAGTGATGACAAACGAAGATTTAGGCATAGAAAAGTTACCTGTTCCAACATCTCAAACACCAGAGTATTTAAGTGCCAAAGTAAGCCTTCCTGAGAGCTTTAAGATGTTCATGGGAACTATGGCTACTACTGATCCTAGAGCTTTACAGGATATTATTTTAAGGTCTGTGGAAGGCGCTCAAGGCGGTGAAGATGAGAAAGGTAATCCCTATGTAGTTATTGGTGGAAAGCCATTCTATACAAACAAAGAAGGCTTATCTCCTGTTGATGCTGTTGGCTTTACAGGTGATATTGTCCAATTCTTGCCTGTTGCTAAAGTGGCTAGTATCGCTAAAGGTATAGCATCTAGACTTGGTATTGCTGGTGCAACTAGTGGAGCAATATCAGCCACAAAAGAAACTGGCGCACAAATGCTAGGCTCTCAGCAAGAGTTTGACACTCTAAAAGTAGGATTAGATACTGCTTTTGGTGCAGGTGGTCAAGTTGTTGGTGATGCTTTAGCCGGATATATTAGAGCTAAAAAGCCAGTATTTAATTCAGCAGGTGAAGTTTCTGGTCAATTCAAAGAAGTATTAAAGCAGTCAGGAATTAACTTTGATGAGTTTGGTGAAAAAGGCAAGCAAGCCATTGTTGATGCTTATAAGAACTTAGGCTCTAGATTTGCACAACAAGCTGAAAGGGTTACTTCTGTAGCTAGTGCAGCAGATACAGGAAGAATCCCATTAACTCTTGGTCAAACCACAGGCGATGTTAGACAGATTGCTAGTGAAGAAGCTATGCGAAATGCTGGCAGAGGTAGCTTGGCTCAAAAGATTATGCAAAGATTTGATCTTGCACAAAGAAAAGCTATTGAAGAAGAAGCTGGTGTTGTTGGACAAGTTGTTGCTCCAAATGCTAGGGCAGTAAACCAAGCTGAAGCTGGTGGCACTATCTATGAAATGCTTAGAGGTCAAAAGCAACAGATGAAGGGTGCTGTAACAAAGGCTTATGATGCTACAGATTTAAGAGCTTTAAATATCCCTGTTTCTGCTGTTGATGAAATGCCATTAAGAATTCAAAAGGTTATTCAAGAGCAAAACTTGGTATTTGACCCTAAACTAACCCCATCTGCTGCGGAAGCATTTAATGATGTTAAAAATGCTGTTCCAAAGATGGAAGGTGTTACAGTTACCGACATTAATCTTAAATCATTAGAAAATACTAGAAAGAAGTTAAATTCTTACTATGGTACTGCTGCTAACGATACAGATAAGTTGGTTATTAGCACAATTAGAAACGAATTTGATAACTGGCTAGATGACACAATTACTAAAGGCTTGGCTTCTGGTGATCCTGACCAATTGGCTAAGTTAAAAGATGCTAGAGGAGTTGCTAAAGATTACTACAGTAAGTTCAAGGTAGATCCTAAAGCTCCAGATGTTGATGCTCAAAAGATTATTGATAAGATTGCATCTAAGGATTTAACTCCTGTAGAAACAATGAATTATCTATTTGGCACTTCAAAGATTGGTGAAAACCAAGTAGCTGTAAGAGTTGCTAAGAAGTTCAAAGACATCTTTGGTGAAAACTCAGACCAGTTTAATGAGTTTAGACAAGCTGCTTATATTAGATTAGTGCAAGACACTCAAGGAAATGTAAAGCCAGCATCTAAGATTGTTAAAGAAGTAGATGAGCTTATTATGGGCAAGGGCGCACAATTGGCTAATGAGATATTTACCCCAGAACAGGTAAAGTCTTTGAAAGAGTTTAGAACTGCATTGGCTAAGACAGTTACCCCATCACAAGCTATGAACCCATCTAAGACAGGCTATGAAATTGCTAGACTTGGTGAGGACTTAATGAAGGGCTTGGGTGTAATGACAATCGCTGGTGGCGATATGGCTACTGGCGTAGGTCTTACAGCAGCTACAGGTCTAGTTAAGCCATTAAGAGGAGCTGCAGCAGCTTATCAGGCTACAAGAGGTCTTACTGCACCAACTTTACAGGGTACTTATGGCGCGCCTTTAGGAGTTGCTGCTGGCGGTGCAATATCTGATTTGTTAAACGAAAGAGAACAAGGGCAGATGCAAGGATTATTAGGAAGGTAATTGAAGCACCTATGAGTCCAAAATATTCATAGGATAATCTGCCTAAAAGAATTGAAATAGGCACAGTAAAGTAAGATAATTGCATAAAGGAATTATAAATCATGGCGAAAACCAAAATCTCGGAATTTGATGTAGATCCAGCCAATAATACCGATATTAATAATATTAATATTGCGGAAGGCTGCGCTCCATCAGGTATTAACAATGCTATTAGACAGTTAATGTCTGACTTGAAAGAGTTTCAGACAGGCGCAGGTGGCGATTCAATTACTGCTGTAGGAGTTTACTCAGACACAGTAGGAGAAAAGACTTCTGGAGCAGGTGTAACAGTAGATGGTGTTTTGCTTAAAGACAATGCTGTAACTGCTTCTGGTGGCTTCTCTGGTGCTATTAATGGTACTGTAGGTGCTTCAACTCCTACAACTGGTGCATTTACTACAGTAGCTGCATCAGGCAATATCACAATGTCTGGCACAGGTCATATTAAGCTACCTGTCGGTACTACAGCAGAGCGAACTGGATCTCCTGCTGATGGTATGTTGCGATATAATTCAGACTTAGACTCATTTGAAGGTTATGTAGATGGAGCATGGGGTGGAGTCGGTGGCGCACAAGCTGGCGGTGTGATTTATGAAAACAACCAGACAGTAACTGCAAACTACACCATGACTACTAACAAAAATGGTATGAGTGCTGGTGCAATAACAATTGCCAATGGAATTACAGTTACTATTCCTACTGGCTCAACTTGGGTGATTCTATAATGACATTACTATTAAATGGAACTAATGGAGTATCTGATGTAGATGGTTCAGCATCTACCCCTGCAGTCAGAGGCACAGATGCTAATACAGGTATATTCTTCCCAGCAGCAGATACTATTGCTTTTGCTGAGGGTGGCACAGAGGTAATGCGTATTGATAGTTCTGGTCGTGTTACAAAGCCTTTTCAGCCATCATTCTTTGCTTATTCATCAAATAGCACTTTCAATACTGGCACAGCTACTGATTTAAAAATTACTTACAATTTAACAGCACATAATATCGGTTCTCATTACAACACAAGTAATGGTCGTTTTACTGCACCTATTGCTGGCAGATATTTAATTTCTGTTAATACAACAATGACATCTGGTGGCATCTCTGCACGATACATAAGAACGCAGTTGTGGAAGAACGGAAGTAACTCATCTATTCCTATGGCTGGTCATAACCATGCATCAAATGAAAGTGGAGATGGTGACTATCATCAAGTAACTATGACTGGTGTTATTGAGCTTGCCGCTAACGATTATGTTGAAGTGTATTGGGCAACATCCGCATCCGCAAACCAAATTCAACTTGCTGGATTTGACACTAATGTGACATTCTCAGGTCAGCTATTAGGCTAAACGAAAGGAATAAAAATGGCAACTTACACAATTACTTTGAGCGATGCCGAAGATAAGGCATTACATACAGTAGCAGTATCAGCACAAGAGTGGATTGATAACGCAGTCCATGAGCGTTGCAGAATCGCTATTGATGAAATTTTTATTGCTGAAGCACAAAGAATTTCAGATACTGGTGGCGAATTATCAGGAACTAAAGATGACATTGTTTTGGCAGCTAATGTTGAATCTGCTGCTGACCGTAAAGCTCGTATGAATGCAGAAATGCAAGCTCGTCTTGGAGAGCAAGCATGAGTGCTATAAAGTTATCCACCCCATCTAGCGGAAGTATCTCATTAAGTCCAGCAGATACAGCTAGTAATTTAACGATTACTGTGCCAGCGGTTAGTGGGACTATGATTACTACTACTGGCGGTGTAGCTCCAAGTACGGCTGGCAATGTTTTAACATCAAACGGCACAACTTGGACTTCAGCATCTGCACCTAGCCCAGCAGCATTATCAACTGCTACAGGTTCAGCACCTTCTTATTCAGCTAGAGCATGGGTAAATTTTAATGGTACTGGCACTCCATCTGTTACTGCAAGTGGCAATGTAAGCTCTATTACAGATATTGGCACAGGTAATTACAAAGCAAACTTTACTACAGCAATGTCAGACGCAAACTACACACCTGTTTTAGGTTACAGTGTAAACGGTTCTACATACAGTGCTATAGGTCTTCCACCTACCCCATATTTAGCTGAAACATCTGGAGTAACAATGCAATTTTCTAGTACAGATTGTGTTGGTTGTTATCTTGCAGTTTTCCGCTAATCAAAAGGATTAACCATGAATCAACGAATTATTTACCCTACTGATAATGGCGGAGTAGCCATTGTTATTCCAACAGGCGAAATATCTATTGAAGAAGTAATTGCAAAAGATGTTCCACAAGGTAAACCATATAAAGTAGTGGATGTTTCTGACATTCCTACAGACCGCACTTTTAGAGATGCTTGGGAGTATGTAGCATGATTACAGTTAATTTAGATAAAGCCAAGGCGATTACTAAAAAGCGCCTAAGAGCAGAACGCACACCATTATTGCAAGCTCAAGATGTGGCATTTCAACGAGCAATGGAAAGCGGTGCAGATACTTCAGCTATTGTTGCCGAGAAGCAACGCTTACGAGATATTACTAAGTTAGCTGACCAAGCTACAACATTAGAAGAATTGAAAGGTATCTCACTATGAGTATGACAATTAACGGTACTAGCGGACTAGTATTTAATGATGCTTCTACGCAGAATACAGCCGCTACAGGGTTTGGATTTAAGAATCGCATTATCAATGGTGCAATGGTAATTGACCAGCGTAATGCTGGTGCTAGTGTTACAAACATTAATGGTGATGTTTTTTCGGTAGATAGATGGATTGTATATGCAAACCAAGCAAGTAAATTTACTATTCAACAAAACGCTGGTTCAGTAACACCACCAACAGGGTTTCGTAATTATTTAGGTGTAACTTCTACATCCGCTTATTCTGTTGGCACTAATGAATTCTTTGGTTTTGCACAATATATTGAAGGATTTAATACTGCTGATTTAGGATTTGGAACTGCTAACGCTTCAACTGTAACTCTTAGCTTTTGGGTGCGTAGTTCATTAACAGGAACTTTTTCTGGCGCACTTTCTAACGCATCTTTTAATAGAAGCTACCCATACACCTACACAATTTCTTCCGCAAATACTTGGGAACAAAAAACCATAACTATTGCTGGCGATACAAGTGGAACATGGCTAACTACAAATGGTATTGGTTTAAGAGCATATTTTAATTTAGGCACTGGCTCAACATATAGCGGAACTGCTGGAGCTTGGGCTGGAAGTGGTTTTGTTTCAGCCACAGGAGCAACATCAGTAGTCGGCACTAACGGTGCTACCTTCTACATCACAGGTGTTCAACTAGAAAAAGGCTCTACTGCTACTAGCTTTGATTACAGACCTTATGGTACTGAGTTAAGTTTGTGTCAGAGGTATTTTGAGAAGTCTTATAATAGTGGCGATGCTTTAGGAGCAAGCTCAAACTATACTGGAATTGCTATTTTGCAAGGCTCAACTGATGGTAGTAGCAATGCTGCAATCGGAATTAGATTCCAAGTTCCAAAAAGAACTAATGCAACCATGACTTATTACAATGCTGACTCAGGTGCAAGTGGCACTTGGGCTTATTCAAGAAGTGGTGCAAGTGGAACATTTACAACAAATTCAGACCAGCCATCACAAAATGGTGTTAATGCTTATGGTGCAGCAGGTGCTTCATGGGTAACTGTTAGGTCTTATGGTCATTGGGCAGCATCTGCGGAGTTATGATTATGTATAAACTAGTAAACACACCAAGTGGCGGTCAAATTGTTGTTAGATTATCTGACAATGCAAATATCCCTATGGATGAGCAAAACACAGACTACCAAGAGTACCTAAAGTGGGTAGCTGAAGGCAACACACCATTACCTGCGGATGAGTGATCATGAGTGAAGATAATGGCATTGACTTATACAAGTATGGCAAGCTAGTTGCTACTGTAGAGTCTCTAGAAAAGAAGGTGGATAAGCTAGAGGCTGGTATGGAAGAACTGTTAGAGCTTGCTAACAAAGGTCGCGGTGGCTTTTGGGCTGGTATGATGGTAGTTAGTGCCATTTCTTCAATTGTGGGCTTTGTAGCTCATTGGTGGGGTTCTAAATGAGATTAGCTTGGTTTTTACTAGGCATCTTAATCGGTGGCTCAATGGCTGTGGCAATGGCTCAACCTATTGTTACTGAGTCTACTAGCAAATCAGAGACAAAGGTAGAGTCTCCACCACCTTCTGCTATTTCTCCTAATATCACCACTATTAACAATAAGAACTGCTCTACCGGTATCTCAGGAGCAACTCAGACACAGATCCTTGGTATCTCTTTTGGAGCTACTGTTAAGGACTCTAACTGTGAAATGATTGTTAAGGCTGAGTCATTATTTATGATGCAGATGAAAACTGCTGCTGTATCGGTGATGTGCCAAGACTCTGCTATATGGTGGGGTATGTGGGATGCTGGTACTTATTGCCCTGTAGATGGCATGGTAGGGGTTCAAGCTAAAGATTATTGGCTTGCTAACCCTAAGATGATCCCAGACAGACCAAAGATTAAATGAAGTGGCTGTTGTCACTAATTGTCGGAACTTGTTTATATTTACCGACATTAAGTTACACACAAATCATTCAACACCAAATCGCGGATGATGGCTATGCTAGAGTTCCACTCCAGTTTGCTTTTCCTTACTATGGTCGTATCTTTACTGAATCTTATATGTTCAGCAATGGTGTTGTTGGCTTCCTCAATCCTACAAATCATTGGTGTTGCACAGGATTTGACCTAAGAACTAACAATGGCACTCCTTTTAGCTTTGCCATTATGCCTTTGCAAACTGATCTTATTAACTACTCAGGTCGGTTCTTAACTGAAGGCACACCCCAATATCAGCGATATAAGTGGGAAAATATCTCCGAGTATGGTGCGCCACAGAATCTAAATACCTTTGGTGTTGAGATTAGACCTAGTGGCTATATCGGTATGCACTATGAACAGGTTAATATTAGCCCTTGGAGACCTGTCACTATCGGTAGGACAGGGGATGTCGGTGAATACCATCAGTATTATCATGGAGCTGGCTTTACTCAGGGTAGCTTCAACCATATAACAGAATCAACCGGTGATCCATGCCTACTCAATCCTTTGCACAATTCTAGCTGTGCAGGATACCAAGAAGCCTATCTAGCTCAACAATGCTCTATATCGCAACTGTATAGCGCACAATGCCCTAATTATGAGCAAGCCTATTTAGCTCAACAATGCAGTATTAATGAACTCTTTAATATAAGCTGTCCTAATTATCAACAGGCTTACTTTGCAGAACAATGCAGACTAAATCCTTTGTATGACAGAACCTGTAGCGGATATGCAGAAGCCTATGCTTTAGCCAATATCATTGCTCCTAGCGCACCTGCAACTGTTGTGATTGCAAGCGAACCACAGGTGGTCGCAGATCCTGTAGTAAACCAAGCTATCGCAGCTCCTTCTCCTACAAGCCAAACCAGTCCTACTAGTGTTATTGCTAGACAAACTGCTTCTAGTCAGGCAACTAGTCAGATAACTAGTCAGACAGAGAAAAAAGAGGAAAAGAAGGAAGATAAGAAAGAACAACCAAAAGCACAGATTAAAGCTCCAGTAAAAACAGAGGCAAAGACATCTGATGCTCCTGTAGTTGTAGATAGACCAATTCCTCAATCGCCTCAGATTGTGGATTTGTTGTACCTACAGATTGTCAAGAGACCTATTCAAGACAATGGCAAAGCATTTTACTTTTTAACAAAAAACAGCGAAAGAAAGCATGAGGAGATGGTAAATGAGCAATACAGAAGATAAAAAACCAGACTATGAGTTTAGTGTTGGTGGATACAAACTAAAGTATTCCAACAAGCTCCTGTATGCAATTATTGCTATTGCTCCTGTAGTTGGTGGTACTTTATGGGGTGCTTTTGAGGCAGTTAAAGGATATCAGTCTATGCAAAAGAAGATTGAGAACTATGAATCTCCAGACTTAACTGAGTTTGATAAGCGACTAGCTATGGTAGAAGAAAACACTAATAAAGTGAATGATTACACCAGAGACATCAAGAATGACATTAAGAATGATGTCCGCAGACTTGAGAAGGTAGTTGAGCAAGTTGAGAGAGATGGCAAGCAGTTATCTAGAGAAGTAGATAAAGACCTTAGAGAAATGCGCAAAGAAACAGATAACAAGATTAAGCGAGCCTTAGATAACCCATTGTCAAATAACTAGGAGTAAATATGCTGTCATTAATTTCAACCATTGGTGGTCTATTGGTATCAGGTCTACCGAGTCTATTAGGCTTCTTTCAAGACAAGTCTGACAAAGCCCATGAGCTAGAACTAGCTAAGATGCAGACAGAGCGAGAGCTTCAGATGATGGAGCGAGGCTTCATTGCACAGCAGAAGGTAGAAGAAATCCGCACAGATCAGATAGAAATGCAGACTGCTGCCCAGATGCAAAATGCTGCGCTAGACCATGACAAGAAGGTTATGGAAAGAGCATCAACTTGGGTAGTGAACTATGTCGGTACAGTTCGCCCTACAGTTACTTACTTGTTTGTATTAGAGTTAGTGGCTATTAACTTCTGGCTATGCTACAAACTGTTCACAATGCCTAACCTAATTACAGGGGTTAATGACCTTGAGATTATCAGCGAGATGATTTTCTCATCTGACGAAATGGCTATGCTTGGTGGTATTATCGGTTTCTGGTTCGGTTCTAGAAATTGGGACAAGAAGAAGTGAAAGTAAGCCAGAAGTGCATTAATCAGATTAAGCAAGATGAGGGTGTCCGCAGCCGCCCTTATCAATGCCCTGCTTTGCTGTGGACTGTAGGAGTCGGTCATGTCATTGATCCATCCCATGCTAAAGTTCCAATGGCTAATAGAAAACAATTACCTATACCTGCAAGTTGGGATAGGGTTCTAACTGCCGAGGAAATAGATGAAATCCTGCGAAAAGACCTAGAAAGGTTTGAGCAAGGTGTTTTGAGATTGATTAAAGTACCATTAACCCAAGGGCAGTTTGATGCCTTGGTGTCCTTCTCATTCAATGTCGGACTAGGTAATTTGCAGAACTCAACCCTAAGAATGAAGATAAATAGGGGTGATTATGAAGGTGCTGCGGAACAGTTTTTGGTATGGACTAAGGCAGGTGGAAAGGTCTTGGCAGGGCTAGTAAAGCGCAGAACCCATGAGAAAGAAATGTTTGAGTCTTGAAAATGTAATAATTCTATAGGATACTAGGCAGATGAAATTAGTCACTCCACCAACTGTTCAAGCAGTCTATGAGATGTTAATTTGTCTGCCACCTTTCAATCGGTGGAATTTACCACCATCTAAACAAGTAGGATTTGAAGTCCATAAAGATCCTACCTGCTTGGGTGAATACGAGCCAGAACCCCATGTCATCAGGATTTCTGAGGCTAAGAATGGGCATCTGGATACTGTTGTAAAAACTGTAGCCCATGAAATTATCCATATGAGGCTATACCTAAAGGGATGCAAGAACTGGGATAAGCATGATGCAAACTTTAATGAGTTATCGCATAAGATTGCTATTACTTTAGGATTTGACCCAAAGGAACTATGAGTATATCTGATGAGTTGTTTATCGCAACTTGGTCTGAGTTGCAAAGTCCACAAGCTGTAGCTGATGCTTTAAGCATGGAAATTAGGGGTGTTTACAGGAGAAGAAATCATCTTGTAAGCAAAGGCTTTGAGCTTCCTACTACCAATAAAGCAGGTCATAAACTTATTGTAGACAAACAGAAGCTAAAAGAAGATCTAGATAAGAGATTAGCTGAAGTTCGCCATTCAGTCCGCAGAGGTATTGCAATGGAGAAGGGCAGGATCATAGTATTCTCTGATGCCCATTTCTATCCTGATGATGAGACAACAGCCTTCCGAGCTTTACTAGAGTGCATTAAAGAGTTCAAGCCAGAAGTTATTGTTTGTAATGGTGATGCCTTTGATGGCGCATCTATTAGCCGACATCCTAGAATTGGCTGGGACTCTAAGCCTACAGTTAAGCAAGAGCTAGATGCAGTAACTGACCATATGAACCAGATTGAGTCAGCATCAACTTTCAAGTCTAATCTTATCTGGACTCTAGGCAACCATGATGCGCGCTTTGAGACTTTCCTAGCTGCCAATGCTCCTCAGTATGAAGGTGTGCAAGGCTACTCATTAAAAGACTTCTTCCCTACTTGGCAACCTTGCTGGTCTTTCTGGGTGAATGACCATACTGTAATTAAGCATATGTGGAAGGGTGGCTTCTCAGCAGGTAGAGCCAACTCATTAAATGCTGGTGTAAATATGGTTACCGGTCATACCCATAATCTAGCAGTTCAGCCTTTAACAGATTACAAAGGCACTAGGTATGGTGTGCAGACAGGTATGCTTGCTAACCCCAATGGTGAGCAGTTTGTAGACTACACACAGGATGGCTGCAAGGATTGGAGATCTGGATTCGCTATGCTAACCATAGATAGAGGTCAGCTACTTATGCCTGAGTTGGTACAGGTATGGGATGAAGAAAAAGGCGAAGTTCAGTTCAGAGGGAAAATTTGGGGGGTGTAATTTGTTTCTGATTGTATACAAAAGTGCATGAAACTTTAATTAATATACAAATATACTAACTATACCTGCTAAATAAATAAGAACTGCTACAAGCTCCACCAAGAGCAAAGCATTGTCTCTGTATAGGTAGCCTTGGACTGTCCACAGAAAACTGCCTACAAGCCCAAATAATAGGTTTAAAGGGTATATATTGAGACTAGTCAGGGCTATACCTATCAAACACAGTATAGTTCCTGACCATCTAATCATTTCTGGTTAGCCAAATACTCAGCCATAGTCTTTCTAATGGCTTCTCTGATTACTTCTAGTTCATCTTCTGATAGGGTAAAGTCTTTTTCTAAGTTCATTTCTTTTTAGCCTTTTTAACTGGTTCTTTAAGTTCTCTATAAATTTCTAGCAGCTTGTAAACTTTATTGTCTAACTTGTTTTCAATTTCATTAAGAATATCTGCTACTGTCCACAATGCGCCAGACTCATCAGTACAAGTCCTTTCTGCGCAGATGGTGATTATAGATTGACAGCCGGTAAGTTTACAGCTCAATCCTTCAATTTCATTAACTTGACTCCAAAATTCTTTCAATAGTTCTTCATTCATTCCTTGATCCTTTCAATTAGTGCTAGGTATCCAACAGAATCCACCAAGCTATCTCTGTGGTCTGGCTGGTTCTTTAGTCTAGCTATCTTCAATAAAACCATCATTGTTGCGACATCTTGCGCAGTCACTTCTTTGTCTAAGTAAATACTCCACAACTTAGCAATGTTAAGAAGGTTCTTTGCTGGGTGTCCATAGGTCTTTTCCCTATCACCATAGATGATTGACTGTGCTTCTTCTAAAATATTCATTTCTCACTAGCTTTCTTTAATATTGCCCTAGCAAATCCAATCAATGGAAAGTTTGCTGTTCTATTAAATGTAAGCCAAGTTTGTAGTATTTCATCATCACTTAACTCTCTCAGTTCGTTTCGCTCTCTGAGTATTCGCTCAATCTTTTGAAAGCAA